ATAGATATTTTATATTTGTTCTATCCAATGGATTTCCTGATGCATCATTTCCTAATGCAATACCCATAGCAAATGGATATACTTGCCCGGTTCCATCTGTAACATATTTTATTCTATTCCCGTCAAATCCAATACCCCATTTATGAATATTATTAGTATTCATATCTATTATATTTTCTCTTTGTATATAATTTCTTATGTATGGAGTGTGTGATCCAGGAATTGATCCGGATGCAATTTCTATATTTCTTAGGTTATGCATACCAATAGTTTCTATCGATTCACTTTCGGTACGTTCTCCTACAGAATTATAGTTACCATAATAATCCTTTCCACCAATTATGTATGAAAGCTTTTGATCTAATGTAACTCCATCCTTTACTAAATCTAATACTTGGTGCGTTACATCTGTAGATCCTGACTTTGCTGTGGTTCCATAGTCTACTCGCGTGTTGACTATATCGCTTGTATTAATAACCGATCCCGTCGTGAATAAATCTCGCAAGAATACCCCGCCATCTTCTATAGCAAATTCCGATGGTGAATTATAATCAAATGTTATTCCTGGCATCGACATACTATTATCAAATATCGCACCAGTTTCAAATAGTATAAAATCTCTACCATCTGAATACATTGATGACGTTATATCCGTGGTATCTTTGACATTAATACTTGAAGTATTTACCAAGTATGAACGGTCAGCTACAGAATTAGATGTTACTGATTTCTCATCAAAGAACGCAGGAGTTACTGCGGATCCGGTTAAATTAATATAATAATCTTGGTATGATGAACTTTCATTAAATGTTAATACAGGATTGAATGATGTTTCTAATGTATTTATAGTTTTTTCTAACGAATAGATGTGATCCGTTGCAACGAAAAGACTTGCAGTATTAGCAGAATTTATAGAATTTCTAGTTTGAGATCCATCTACAGAAATTCTCTTATAATTTGAAACCTTAACTCTCTCAAGCATATTAGGCTCAATCAATATGCCTGTTTGGAGTTTTGATTTTAACGGAACTAAGAAATCAATAAAATCTGTCATTCCATCTAATACAGTTTCAAAAATACGTATCAATCTATTTGTATCAACTTTGCTATAAAAATATTTACTGTATATGTTTTGCAGTTCTTTTAACTTTTTATATTCTGGTGCAGCTATCTCTGCAGGATCTCCAATTAAATTATTTACATTAAATCCACCAAACGCACGAGCTATATTTTGATTTTGGAAATCCGCAGGAGATATCGTTATGCTTACGATGTTTGTACTTTGACGCAATTCTTTATCTTTTAATGATACGATACTAGACTTACGCTTTAAAACAGGAACATTATTTGCATCCAAATCTCTGGGAGAAAATACAGGAGCATCTGCCACTTTTACTTTAGAAGTAGTGTATGACGATCCTCCAAATGTTGGAATATTTAATCTTACCTTTCTATTAAATCTGGTATATGCAGAAGTTGATGTAAATCCTTCGGCATTAATTAGTTCAATGTTAGTTCTAGCAATTACATCTAACGGATCACTTACACCATTTAAGTTAAAATATGGCGATTCGTTTCCTAAGAATCTAGTTGATAGATCATATTCTCTATTAAATGATAACTGGACGAATAAGTCGTTTATTGAGGATGTATATGTATTACCCGTGTATGATCCTGGATCGAACGTTTGTTGTATGAACGTATCGTCTTCTATTAATTCTCCCCAAACTCTAACTTCATCAATTATACCATCAAAATTAGATGCCAGTTTTAATGATCCCGATCCACCTACATAAAAATCTCGCGAAGAAGTCCATAGATTAATAATGTTTCCTGTAGAAGATACGTTGGATGACGAATATATTACTTCTTCACCATCGTTTTTTATAACAGTCATATCTACATATGACGGATATCTTCGCAGCATAACATCTATAAATTCATTATCGAACATCTTCATATAACTGCTAGATACTATAACATTACTTGAGCTAATTAATTCAAGTCTACCGTATCTACTATCAGACGGATATGTTTTTATGTTCAATGCAAATTTAGTATCTGCATTTCCTAGCGTTGCGTTTTGCTCTATATTAGTTGCATATCTTATTTGAATGGTCTTTGCATCTCGTAATGAAGATGACATTGGCAATTTTATATAAGAAGAAATTGCACCATCAAATTCTAATCCATTGCTAAACTCTTCTGTAATAAAGAACGAAGAAGTAGTGTTAACTTCCGATTCTTTAACTGATATTACCTGTGGATGTATTCCTAAAATTCTTAAGAACGAATTAATTGCAGTTTTAGTTCCTCTAGATTTTAATAAGAAAATTAAACTATTTAAGAATCTCTTCCATGTCTCGGCAGAAACATTACGAATCTGCGTAGAACTTGTTGCGCTCGGTAAAATATATTCTTGTAATGTGTATACACTGTATGGATTTGGTAATTTAACTCCAAACGTTTCTGCGATTTCCCATATGAGATCGATTGACATTCCCTCATCAGGATTAAAACCTCTATCATAAACGTTCGTAGTCATTTGATCGATATATGGTTTAATATTATCGAAGAAATGTCCTACCGTTAAAATAAATGTAGTAAATGATTGAGAATCATCATCATAATAGATATGATTTGGGATGGTATACATCAATGAGTTTTGATTGAACTCATCAAATCTTTGTGCTATTAATGATTGTGTAGTGAACCACGCAGTCGCAACAGATGAAGTATAACTATATAATTGATTTGCTTGGTTTTTAGGCCATGCACCATTTGCAGAATATTCGTATCCATCAGCTACATAATCTGCGCTGGCGGAATATGGGGTGGTTCCATCAGAATAGAATAAATACCGTTCATATGGATCGAATGATCTAATTATTTTTTCTATATTTAGTGCCGCTCCTAATGAAGCAGTAGCTAATGTGTTATACGTTGCAAGAGAACCGCTAACAACCGTCACATCCGAATAAGAACTACCTAGTGAAATAGGTCCAGCTATTTGAGAATTTGATCCTGTATATGCCGATCCTGTCGTAATTTGGTATACTGTTTGTACTACTTTATTTTGTTCCAATTCAAGCTGACGTAGTTTTTCTCGGAACGCCTTCAGTCGCAATTCCGCAGAACCATAAAATACGAAGTTATTATAGTCGGCAAAATCTTGATTTAATTCCGATGAATTCCAATCATATGAATACCATTTTCTAAAAATGCTATCCTCGTATGAAGCTGCATTTTCAATTCTACCGGTTGCCCCTATGTCAAGCTGTAATGTCTGTAATGTGGCTTGTGCGATTTCTTTATAGTTACCAGGAACTTTAATTTTAGTATTTAATGGTCTAAGATATGGCGTTTTGTCTTTTGGTGCGGCTAGTGCAACTTTAATTTCATCTATAAATGTTTTTGCTACTTCTCTTGATAAGAATACATTCGAATTAACACCATATTCTTCTGGAATTGGCGCTGTTAATTTTAATTGTAATTCGTTTGCACTTATAGGATTCAATCTATAGTTTGCAATTACATTTTGTGCATCGTCGCCAAAATTTAATAATAATTTATAGAACCGTAATGGATCTATAAATGTAATATATGCATCGGTTATGTATGAGTTAATCAATCCAAGTATAACAGAAGATACATCAATTTGGATTGGTTCCACTTCAATAGTAATTATCCCGGCAGGAGAAGGATCAACTACATTAAATGTAACTTGAACTGGTAGATTGTCCACCACTTGAATATTTGCATTCAAATTTACAGCAGCAAATGCAGGAGGCTGTTGTGGTGGTGGCAACGGCGGAGGGGGATATTCACACATATTACCATCGTGAATAGCCGCCGATGGATTATAATTTGATGCTTCTGGATTTTTACATCCGACAACAGGTTCTAAATATCTACATATACCATTATCAACCGTCGCCAATCTATTATAATTAATTGCAGATGGATCGGTACATCCGTATACTTGCTCATCAAATACACATGTACCGTCATCAATACTAGCATATGGATTATAATTTATTGCCGATGATATGGTACATCCTCTAATTGCAAATGTACAACTACCATCATCTAGAGTCGCCTCGGGATTATAATTTACAGCCGTGGCATTTGTACACCCATAGATGTGCGATGGATTATCATCTCCTGCTGGGTAAAAAAGGCATGACCCATCATCTGCAATAGCAGATGGATTATAATTTTTTGCTCTTGGATCTGTACATCCTGCTCTTATTTGTTCAATTTGTGGATATTCGCATAATCGATCATCCGATACAAATGCATTTGGATCGTAATTTAATGCCGTAGGATCTTTACATCCTATAGTTTTTGTTAAATCTATAGGGGGTAGTCCTATAAACCTTATGCACGATCCGTCATCTTGCGTTGCGGTTGGATTGTAATTCTGTGCCGTGGAATCCGTACATCCAAATATTACAGCCGGTGGATATTTACAACTTCCATCATCTTGAGTAGCCGATGAATTATAATTGTATGCTTTGGAATCTGTACAGCCTACAATTGGAGCAGGAGGAAGTCCTATTGGCGTTTGTGTATAATATTGACAATTTCCATCATCCGCATTTGCGCCTGGTGAATAATTAAAAGCCGTTGGATCGGTACAACCATATACGACGGTGGTACCAACTGTACCACCGCCATACGAAGATCCACCGCCTCCGCCACTTTGTTCGTCAACAAATTTATTAATATCGTCGTCGATTATCATCTATCATTAAATCATAAATTGTTCATTTACAGTACCACCACCAAATGCATTGGTACGCTCATCTCCATTAATCCCTGTATAAATAAAGCCACCACCTCCACCACCGCCGCCGCCACCACCTACGGTGGGATAAGAGCAAATTACGCCTTGGTTTGAAGTTGCATTAGGATCATAATTTATCGCTGATGGATCCATACAACCATAAATCGAAGGAGTGATATAATTACAGCTGCCATCATTTTGAGTTGCGGATGGATTGTAATTTGTTGCTGCAGGATCTGTGCATCCTCTAACTGTCGTTGTTATACGTTGATACGTGCAGCTACCATCGTTTATAGTAGCCGATGGATTATAATTTAGAGCGGCTGGATCGGTACATCCACGCACTTGGTATGTGCAACTATTATCATTGACCGTTGCGGAACTATTATAATTGATTGCCGATGGATCGGTACAACCGTATATTGGAGCTTCGATAACTATGCATGAATTATCATCTATGGTTGCCGATGGGTTATAGTTTCTTGCTCGTGGATTTGTACATCCATATACACCAACAAATTCATTCACACAAGATTCTCTACAACCTCCTGGAGTGAATTCATGTTGAATTAATCTACATATATTGGCGTATCCATTTCCTATATCCCTAGTTTGTGTAACTTCTCCAATTCTATTACATACCTCAAATACGGGATCATCGCCACGTATAAATCTATTTGCGATGACAGTTATGTCACCTCTGATAACATTTACTTCTCTGGGAGGATCCGTTGGTCTTGGTCCTGCCACCGATGCATCACCTTCTAATTGATATGTATATTGTGCTCCATATGTAGTAGTTTCTATATATCCATATTCCGTATAATAGTAGCCACCAACAAAGTTATTATCTGCAGATGCCTCTTGTCTATTTTCAGGAGATTTTTGTGTAATTACCGTAGTTGAAGTGGAATATGGTCGTGCAGTTTCCACCAGAACCCAACGTCCTGGTAACGTACACGATCCATCTTCTATTTCCGCATTGGGATTATAATTTGTTGCTCTTGGATTTGTACACCCACGAACTCGTTGTTTATATTGGCATCCGGTATTTACGGTAGCTGTTGGATTATAGTTCAATGCAGAAGGATCCATACATCCATATACCGGTGGCGGTGGTATATCAGGAATAGGACTTCTAGCTATACAACTACCATCATTTAAAGTTGCATACGGATTATAATTTATTGAATTTGGATCTGTGCATCCTCTAATCGACGGAGGCAATATAGGTGGATATTGACATGAACCATCGCTCATATTAGCAGATGGATTGTAATTTGTTGCGCTCGGATCCAAGCACCCTAATACGATTGCAGGCGCAGGAGGAAGACCAGGAACTCTTGGTTCTGGCAATAGCACCACCGGTGGTAGAATTTCGGATGCAGAAATTCTAAAATCTACAGATGTAGTTCCTACTGGAAGAGTTTCTAAAAACGCAACGTCAGCAACATTTAGCAATACAGTTCTGACTTGACCAGGATCTAGTTCAAACGTCGAAGGAATAAATTGAATTCCTGCATCTCCGGCTATACTTGCTCTGATTCTTCTAGTATGTATGTTTCTTGCTGTAAACCCCACCTGTCCAAGTGCTGTATTTGAACCTCGCAAATATACGAATTTTAATAGTGAACTCAAATCTTCGTCGATTTGCAACAAATTATTTACTTTAATCATATCTAATCCTAGGTAAGTATTATATCAGATCGCAACGAGTCTCTGACTTTATTAAATTCTTCGAAGAAAACTCTTTCTATAATTAGCTTGGCTTCCTCTTCTGTGATACGAAACTTAGGATAACTTACCAAAATTTCTCTAATTCTAGTATATACCGTTTCTAGTAAGTTTGCTATTAATGCCTGTACCGATTGAAGTTTTCCTATCTGATTAGTTCTATTCAAATCTACAGTTTCACCGGATTCCGACAGTTGAGATAAAATATCTCCTATAGTAACGCCAATAGTGGAATCTGACTGTCTTCCAGCAGTTATAAAAATATTTTGTAAAATTCCATCTAAATATGGCTTGCTTATCGCAGGCGCCACAAATTCATTCAATTCCAGAATATTAGTTTCTGTTTGTTCTTTGAAACGTAGATTGACTTCGGTTCTACTATCAGAAACTGCATTAATTATTAATTTTTTATCGCTATAACTTCCAATTTCATCGCTAAATATATTAATTACAATTTCATATTCGCCCGGTGATATTTTTAGCGGATACAGTTCAATGTATTTATTAAAATCAAAAGTTATATAATTTCTAAATTTACTGTCTATATAATCTATAGTTCGTATTCCTAAGATATCATCTACTAAGTCTATCCGCTGAGAAAACGCTAAATCTTTGGTCAATCTGGAATAAAAATGTATTTCTATATTATCCTTATTAGTAAACCCAAAATCAGCAGGCTCTACTGCAAATAACAATTCATCCGTTGGAATCGTTGCTACACGAGATACCGTGTATCTAATTGTATTGGGCTGTAATAGTTCTGTGTAATTTTGTTGAGTAGCCATAGATTATAATTCCGAAAAAGTTGTGTCAAATCTAGTATATGATATATCAGGATTTATAATTTCTCTAAATATAGGGAAAAAATATTCTTGCTCATTTTCATATCTAGTGTTATCTTCCGTTAAAAATACTACAACTTTTGCATCTAAATCTACCTTTATAGAATCTTCTAATTTTAGATCCGTAGTTTCTATAGAAATAGGTATTATCGGAGGATTTAATAAATCTTTATTTAATTCAAATGACTCGAATTGATTTAATCCATTATTGAATAAATCTACCGTAACTAATTCTTTATCGGGAGATTCCTTTGTACTTTCAATTCGAGTTTGCGGAATAGCTATTTGAATTATATTCATTTTATCTTACCGTGAATGTTTCCAAAGGAGATACAAATATAATTTCACCATTGGATTTTACTATTTTAAATTCTAATCTGTAGTATCTTCCTCTACTCAATTTTGTTGTATCTAACAAAATATAATTTGAATTATCGGAACAATCTACGGTAGCCGCACTAGTAAAATCATTAATTAGAGTATTCGCGGCAATATCTACTATTCTATAATATGAAGTCTTTGGTAAATAATATTTGTTTTGATACCGCAATACGGTATTGAATGATTTGGAAGGATATTTGTCTCTTACTACCAAATATACATTTTGCTTTGTACCATATACATATTGTTCTTTTATATTTTTATATGATATTTCCACATCTCCGGTGGGTAATGGTTTCAAACTCCCAGTGGAATATGTTTGATTGTTCCACTCCACAGTGAGTGTAGGTTGATATATAGTATGCGTTTGAGAAGAAAATACTTTTATATTAGAACTATTATTCCCATCTACCAACGATGCACTTGGGAGGGTGATCGCCAATCCATTCCAGCTAGCAGAATATATTCCATAATTTACTAAAGATGTAATATCAAATTTTATATCTTGGATTGGATAGGTTGAAATGGTATAACTGGCAGAGACACTACTTGAGTATAATCCGTTTACACTGGTCCAAGTAGCCCCATCTTCTTTATTATATGGCTGTTGTAGATAATATCCACTCCCTTCTTCCCATGAACTTGACATTAAATATGCCACAACACTTTGATTTTTATTCAATGAAGATGCGCTAGCAATTTTTAAATTTAAATAGATACTAGCAGTAGGTGCCCAATTTGCATGATCACTTACATCAAAGTTTATCAATGATACTACAGTACTACTTCCAGAATAAACCGTATCATCATCTCCTTGCTTTTTTAATTTTCCTATTTCTAATATCTCATCATACCCTGTGTTTAATGTAGGGAATCTTTGATATATACTGGCGTCTGCCGAAGCAGTTAGTGTTATTATCATTGTCTTGCTCTCCCTACTATATCGGTTTCTGGGTATCTAATTTCAAAAATGCAAGGATCCAATGACGGATATACAACATCATTTACTATAGCTTCATCGATTGGATATCTGTAATTTTGGTAATCACTGCCATCTTTGAATTGATACTTGTTTGTAATGTCTACTGATATTACCGATTGTACTCCTTCAACGGATCCTATAGTATTTCGCAAATCTGCTAATATAATTGGTTGTTGTATTTTCCACTTATCAATATCAAAGAAATTTACAATTGCATCTATACATCTTCCTAAAACATCATTCATATTATAGTTTTTATACACTATAACATCGAAATTAACTCCGATATTAACTACGAACGCATCCAAAATATTAACTTCATCTGTTAGCATTCTGTACGATTCTAAGTATTTAGCTAAATTCTTCTTTACCAATGAATTTAATACTGTAAGCTTCCCATCTTTATTGTATCCCAATACATATAAATTTATTGCATTTGGTGCCGCCGGATCGCTTACGAAAGTTCTTTCTGTTCTGGTATTGGTTTGCTCGGCGGTTATTACAGCATTTATTTGTTCGTCTCTAATAGCAAATGCCTTAGCAACTTTTCCAAATTTAGCTGGAAGTGCGTATGTTCTTACCACATAATCATCAGCCGTCATTACTCTATTTTGAGCGGCGAAAAATGCCAATGCGTTTTGTCTAATTTCTTCTATAGTTTCGCCATCACCACCACCAGTAGCAGGTTCATCGTTTATGATTGCCACCGAGTCTACAACAGCATCAAAAATCGCTCGTAGTTCGTTTGTTGGATAATCTTGTATTGAATTTAATATATTTATACTTTCAATTTTCGTAATGCTTCTAGATGGAACGTTAGTTTTAATTCCGCCACCGACCAAATATTCTACGGTTATTTGCGTGTTTGCAGGCGCAAGTCCGTATGTTTCTGTGCTTAAGAAATTAATTGGATTTAATGCGGTATTTGCAATCTTCTGCTCATACGTATCGGTTGCTATTTGTCTGGAATCCAGAGTAACTATTTCATTTGCCACGTTATCCGTTCCTGAACCAAACATCATTTCCATTTCTAATCTATCATTGATTCTACTGATAAATCTTCTAGGCGATCTGACATAATTAAATAACTTTGATGGAGGAATTCCGTCTTCTGTATTTCCAGACACTTCTCTTTCATCTAATAATACGTCTTGTGCTAGATAATCTACTTCGTTCCAAGTAAACCCATCGGAATCAAATACGTTTAATATAGAAATGACATTATTTTCAGGAAGAACAATTTTTGAAAATTTTTGCGGACTTCCAAATGTTACATTGGTTACCTTGACTTCACCGGATATTAATTTTACTTTTTTTCTAACTAGATATGTAGTCGGAATAGTTCCTGTTGTCGTTTTAATAGTTATATCTCTATCAATTGGATCGGAAAAATCTACATCTTCAGAAGATCTAAAAATTACACTTGGATTAGTATCACTTCTAAATGAAGAATTGGCTCCAATTTTCAAATAATACGACGGGTCTGGTTCATAGTTATCCACCAATCCTAGCGCAGGCACAACTTGATATATATACGCATCTACTGAAGACGCCGCCGATAGTTTTGGCTTATACCCCAATCCTTGTGCGATATTTATAATATTTTTCTGTTCATCGGCATGTAATAATAAATTTTCTTTAAATTGATTATCTATGTAAAAACTTAATACATCGCCTACGTATGATGCCATTTCTATGAAAATCATACCAGGCGAAGATTCATTAAAATCCTGATATGAATCTGGATAATATGATCTAACGAAATCTATTAAACTCTGACGAAACTCAGGAAATGTTTTATTTAGATAATTTATATCCTTTACATTTGGGCTATAATCTCGTCGGATAGGATTGGTTATTGCCATTTATTTACTCCACATTAAAATTAGATACAGGAATAACGATTTCATCCTCTAAATCTGCGTTTTCTCTTATTCTATATCTAACATAAAGATTTATAGTATGATTATCAATTGCTTTGTTATCATTGCCACTTTGTATATCAATTTGTAGTAGCTCCAAAAATGGCATCCATCTATCTACAGCATCAATAACAGAATCCCTAACACCTCTAACGGTATCAGGATTCCATTGTTCAAATATATATTCCCAAATTCTACATCCAAATTCTGGTTGGCCTAACCGCTCCCCAATTCGTGTCATAATCAAATTTTTAAAATTTGATTTGATTTGTGGAAGTATTTCCGTTGAGGATTCAAAATAGCCAGAATTACCCCGCCTAAATGGCAGAGTAACTCCTATACCAAAATTTCTTCTGCGCTTTAGCATATATTAATTTTTCTTATTCATTGCTTTCATTAAAGCAGAATAATCTCTGGTGATTGCGCTTTCTATATAATCTGGTACATTAGATGGTAGATTATGGGCTTGCTTTACCCCAGAGGTCGTTGCCCGCAAAGTATCACCATCGCGAGTTATTCCCAACAATGATGCCAAATCTTGCTTGGAAATCGGTGCTTTTTTAGTGGTGGATTCCGATACCATTTTGGTATTTGCGTTGGTATCTACTACCGATTCTATTTGTTCCTTTATCATTTTTGGTAAAATGCGCTCAACTTCTTCTTCTACTATAGTTCTTATATATGCCTTTA